GCTGCTACTAAGGGCACGAAGTTCGTGTCTCAGATTAACTTGCAGAACAACGGCAAGGTCCGCGCAGGCTGGAGCTAATGAATTACGCTTCTCTGACAACGTTGATACAGCAGTACTGCGAATCGACTGAATCGTCGTTCGTAGCGAACATTCCTACGTTCGTACAACTTGCAGAAGAGCGGATTTATAACTCGGTTCAGATTCCCGCTATTCGTCGCAACCAGATAGGCACTCTAAGCATAGGTAACAAGTATCTTACGTTGCCTTCAGACTGGCTTGCGACGTTCTCTTTAGCCGTGATTACCCCCGTGACGGGGGCGCAAGAGTTCCTTCTCGATAAGGATGTGAACTTTATCCGGCAGTCGTACCCCAATCCAAGCGATACGGGGACACCCAAGTACTATGCAATCTTCGACGACAACACGCTGATTCTGGGGCCGACCCCGGACACCGCCTACCAAGTCGAGATGCACTATTACTACTATCCGCAGTCCATCGTGACGGCTGGTACATCTTGGGTTGGCGACAACTACGAGAACGTGTTGCTCTACGGGTCAATCCGTGAGGCTTACACCTACCTGAAGGGTGAGCAGGACTTGATGAACTACTACGAGCAGAAGTACCAAGAAGCGTGGCAGCAGTTGGCGCGTCTGGGTGATGGACTCAACCGTCGCGATGCGTATCGTTCTGGCCAAGTTCGGTTGCCGGTGAATAGCTAATGGCTATCTTTCAGACACAGACGTTGAGCTTCAAGCGGGAGATGTTGCAGGCCATACACAACCTGCTGACCGATACTATTCGGATGGCGCTGTATACAAGTTCCTCCAGTATCAACGAGGACACGACTGTGTACACCACGACCGCTGAAGTGACGGGTGGAGGATACTCGGCAGGTGGGCAGACCATGACTGGGGCTGCCATTAACACTTCAAACGGCATCGTATACGTTACTTTCAACAACGTTGTGTGGACCCCCGCTTCGTTTACTGCGGCAGGGGCTTTGATCTACAACGCAAGCAAGGGCAACAAATCTATCGCTGTCTTGAGTTTTGGCGCGGACAAGACCGGTAGTGGCACGTTCACAGTCCAGATGCCCCCGAATACGTCGAATTCTGCGCTGCTTCGATTTACTTAAGGAGTCATTGAGATGTTTAACGAAAAGGCTAAGACAGCAGACGCAGTTGGCGCTGCCCTTGAGAAGTTGCTCGGTTCGGGCGAAAACGCCCGTGCCGGTGGTGTGTTTCGCCTTGAGTGCCGCGATGCCGAAGGCAACCTGAAGTGGGCGGCTGAGTCCCACAACCTCGTGGTGAACGTCGGTCTTCAGGATATGAACACTAAGTACTTTACGGGTTCCAGCTACACGGCTGCGTGGTATATCGGCCTTTATGGCCCGGCGGCTACGAACAACCCGGCAGCCTCTGATACGGCAACCATCCATCCGGGCTGGTCTGAAATTACTTCGTACAGTAACGCCACTCGTCCGGCTTGCTCGTTCGGTACGGCCACGACTGCTGACCCCTCGGTCATCACAAACTCCCTGTCTCCGGCCCAGTTCAACATCAACGGAACGGATACGGTGGGTGGAGCGTTTCTGATCAGCAACAATACAAAGGGCGGATCAGCGGGTATTTTGTTCTCGGCGTCGGATTTCCAATCTCCGGGCGACCGCAACGTGGCATCTGGTGATACTCTTAATGTCACCTACACGTTTAGCCTTGATGCCGCTTAAGGAGTAGATCATGTTTAAAAAAGGCGACCTTGTTAAGGTCAAATCTGTAGTGCCGCAGGGCCCGGTTGTCGCTATGCGTATGACTGAAGACGGGGTGGTCTACTACCTCGTTGAGTGGGTCGATGCGGACGGCAACAGCCAGCAGCGTTGGTTTACGGAAGATCAACTGATCGGGGCCTGAAATGGCCCTAATACTTGCTGATCGCGTCAACGAGACGACGACTACCACTGGCACCGGTACATTAACTCTTGGCGGTGCGGTTAGTGGGTATCAGTCCTTTGCTGTAATTGGCAACGGGAATACTACCTATTACACGATAGTCCATCAGACCCTCAACGAGTGGGAAGTCGGCGTCGGTACGTATACGGCTTCGGGAACACAACTCTCCCGAGATACGGTGCTGGCCTCTTCCAATAGCGGCTCGGCGGTTACTTTTTCAGCAGGTACCAAGTTTGTCTTCTGTGATTACCCGGCAGGCAAAGCAGTCTATGAAGATGGATCGGGTAAGGTAAGTGGTTATGCAATCGAAAATAGTACGATTGGTGCTGTTACCCCTGCGGCGGGTACATTTACTTCTGTTGCGGCTACTACGGGCACGGTCTCGACGACGCCGGTAAGCGGCACGGATATCGCCAATAAGACGTATGTAGATACGCTCGTATCGTCTGGCATTACGTACCACACGCCAGTCAAATATGAGGTGCCTAGCACCACAGGTAATCTTGTTGCTACGTACAACAACGGATCATCGGGTGTTGGCGCTACCCTGACTAATGCGGGCACGCTAGCTGCGTTTGCCCCGGACGGCCCGACTGCCGCACCGGGCGACAGAATCCTTGTCTACAACCAGACCAATGCGTTTGAGAACGGCGTCTATACCGTCACGACGGTCGGTAGCGGATCAGTTGCTTGGGTTCTGACTCGTGCGACGGACGCGGATACCTATGGGTTAAAAGACACTAACGCACTCGGTAACGGCGACGCGTTCTTCATAACCTCGGGCAATACGGGTGCTGGTGAAACCTACGTCTGTAATACGTCTGGGACAATCACATTTGGCACCACGGCGATTACTTTTGTTCAAGTCTCGTCGGCCCAGATCTATTCAGCAGGAACAGGTCTCACACTAAGCGGGACACAATTTAGTCTGACTACGCCTGTTGCTGTAGCGAACGGCGGCACAGGTACGACCACCTCTACCGGTAGCGGCAGCGTGGTGTTGGCTAATAGTCCAACGCTTACTACCCCGAATCTTGGGACGCCTAGTGTTGTTACGCTGACTAACGCAACGGGGCTCCCGCTTAGCACGGGTGTAACTGGGAATCTTCCGGTTACTAATCTAAATAGCGGTACGAGTGCTTCGGCATCTACGTTCTGGCGTGGCGATGGTGTTTGGGCGGCGGGTGTATCTGGCCCCACGGGGCCAACCGGTCCTATAGGTCCTCCGGGTCCAACTGGCCCAACCGGTCCAACAGGCTCTCCGGGTCCCACGGGCCCAACCGGTCCGACAGGACCCACCGGTCCGACTGGTACTGCTGCAACTATTGCTGTTGGCCCCACAACCACTAGCCCCGCTGGCGGATCGGCGTCGGTTACCAATTCCGGTACGTCGTCTGCTGCAATCTTTAACTTTACGATCCCCACTGGGCCTACCGGCCCGACTGGCCCTACAGGTCCCACTGGCCCATCTGGTACGCCCGGTACTCCCGGCTCTCCGGGTCCGACAGGGCCTACTGGTCCAACAGGCTCTCCGGGCCCAACTGGTCCCACTGGGCCAACCGGCGGTCCCGGTCCGACAGGTCCTTTGGGTCCAACTGGGCCAACTGGTCCGACCGGCCCTCCGGGACCAATTGCGGGCTCAAACACTCAAGTCATCTACAACAACGCTGGTTCCGCTGCGGGTTCGGCCAACCTGACGTTTAACGGTACGACGCTTACTGCTGCGGCGTTAGCCGCTACCGGTAGTAGCCAACTTGCTTTTACAACTTTCACTAGTACTAGTGACAACCAAATCAGCCTAAATGGCAACGGTACGTCGTGGGCCGGTATCGGATTTACTGATGTTTCTAACACCGACTATCTTTGGTACAACGGAGGTGGAAGTACTTTTGCCATTGGCGGTGGCGGTTCTAACGTATCCAACAAAAAACTCCACGTAAACGGCGGGACAACTATCGGTAGTGGGTTAGTGTCCACTTCTGTTTCTACTAACGGGCTTTTGGTAGAGACGCGTGTTGACGCTCCAATTTTCTACGACAGCAACAACACCGGTTATTACGTAGACCCGGCGAGTACTTCTAACGTTAATGCAATGGTGTCGTACTCATATCAGGGTAACGGCAATGTGGGCGGTACTGGTAGCGCATCATGGCATCCGAGTGGTATTTACTCTGCCGGATATAACTGGCTTTATGGCGGTATTAACGGAGGCGGCTCTAGCGGTACAAACTTTAGCGATCTCCGTGCAAATATTTTTTATGACTACACCAACACCGCGTACTACATCCGTCCGGCGAGTACCGATACTGGGTTACTCCGTGGCTGGCTACAGTTTAACGATTATGGAGCGGGCATAGTTGGAACATACAGTTCCACTCGGTACCAACTAGTCTTTGCTATGGGCAACTCTTATAAGGGTTCCATTGATGGTACAAGCTTGACGAGTGCTTACGGGTTATGGTGGTCGTACCCAAGCGCGGGAGGCCCTGCTGGAAACCTCACAAGCCACGGCTTGATGTGTATCGTTAACGGAGCTTTCTACGCTTCCCTCGATGCAAGTATGCGTGCCATTACGGACATGCGTGCGCCGATATTCTACGACTACAACGACACCGCGTATTACTGCAACCCAAATAGTGTATCTCGTGTAAATGAGGTTCAGTCTGATCGTACCTACGGCTTTACTGACATCCGAGCGCCAATTTATTACGACTACAACAACACCGGGTACTACACAGACCAAGCTAGCTTTAGCAATTACAACATCCTCGCTGTCCAACGCGCCTATGCTGGGTACGATGCTGCTGTAACTGGGTCGTTTTCGTGTAATAATTGGTTCCGTTCGTCCGATGCAACCGGCTGGTTCAACGCCACGTATGGTGGCGGTATTTACATGGTCGATTCCACTTACGTACGGGTTTACGCCTCTAAGGCGTTATATGTCGATAACACCATTCTCGCTACGAACAACATCACTGCATACTACTCAGACGAGCGACTTAAGACGAATTTAGGGGCGATTGATAACGCGCTTGATAAGGTCCTTTCTTTGGAAGGATTCCGTTACGTTGAGAACAATCTTGCCCGGAGCCTTGGCTATACTAATGAAGAAGAACAGGTAGGTCTTTCGGCACAGCGCGTACAGGCGGTTCTTCCGCAGGCGGTCTCCCTTGCTCCGTTTGATATGCAGACGGGCGAGTTTGATGGGGTCGTAACGTCTAAGTCTGGCGAAAACTATTTGACGGTTGATTACTCTAGGTTGGTTCCGTTGCTGGTAGAGGCAATCAAGGAACTGAAGTCTGAACTTGATGCAGTTAAATCGAGGATACATTAATGGCACTTACATACACTTGGGCGATCACTGAGCTTGCCCTGACGACGGTGGGAACCCACCAAGATTACGTGGTTCAGTCGCGTTGGAACTGCACGGGTACGGATGAGGATGGCGATGCCGGTACTTTCTCCGGTGCTACTCCATTCACCCCCGATCCTTCGCAGCCAGACTTCACTCCGTATGATCAACTGACCGAGGCGCAAGTGCTTGGTTGGATTCAGGCGGTTGTGGTTGGTCAGTACTGGGACCACGTGAATGAGCAGATTATGAAGCAGATTGCTCTGAAGAAAGACCCGGTTGTCCCGACCAGCCAATTCCCGTGGAGTCCGCCTGCACCTCCGGGACCGACACCCGCTGCTTAATAGTTGAGGTGGCTAGGTGACTACACCTACCGGCACAATTTCGATGGCTGATGTGAACTTGGAGCTAGGCTTATCTGCCGCTGCGACTATTTCACTGAATGACGCAAACGTAAGGCTCCTAGCGGGGGTTACATTTGGTACGACTATTTCCATGAATAATCTTCGTGGAAAGACTTGGAAAGCTAAGTATGTAACTACTGGATCAGACGCTGTTAATAGAATAACTGCATGGCCGTGGACTGGAAGCGCCTTTGGTACGAAATATACCGATCCAGCGACTCTTCCAACCAGTATTACTATGCAGCCAGCGGCGAATTCAACTTCTACAGTTATCGCTTATGCCAATACTACTTCTGCCCTTAACCGTATAATTGCATATCCGTGGACTTCTGCTGGGTTTGGTACTAAGTTCGCAAATCCAAGCCCCGCCCCGGCTGGAGGCGCATACGGGCTAGCATTTAGTCCTAACGACGCTTCAATAATAGCTGGGAACATTACGACTAGTCCGTATATAAGAGGGTACGCGTGGAGCAATTCCACGGGGTTTGGCAGTGCATACGCGGATCCCGCAACGTTGCCCACTAATTCTGTCTACAACATAAGTTTTAAAGACAATTCAGTCGTTGCCATATCCATGTCAAGTAGCCCTTCTATACAGGTCTACAACTGGTCAGGAAGTGGATTTGGGTCAAAGTTTTCAGACCCTGCTACTAATCCGGGTGGTTCTGTTGGGTATGACGCCGAGTTTAATACTAATTATTCAGGTGTAACGGTAGTAGCATCTGCGCGAGGTAACAGCCCTTATATAGCAGTGTGGCCGTGGTCTGGTGGGTTTGGCACTGTATTTTCAAACCCCGCAACTTTGCCTCCTCTCGGTGGTAGAGCGGTAGCTTTTAGTTACGGATCGGACGTTTTATACCTTTCTACATCAGGAAGTCCATATATAAACGCGTATGCGTGGAGCAATTCGACGGGGTTTGGTTCTAAATATGCTGCCCCTGTAACCTTAGCCACAGGAGCTTCTGAGGGTGTAAGTGTTGCTCAAAGTGATAGGTACGTAGCTATTACCTCTGCGACCACCCCCGGAATATTGGTGTATGAATGGAATGGAGTATGGGGGGCAAAGGTATCGAACCCTGCTACACTCCCCGGCCTTCCTTGCAACAGATTAACGTTTTTCTAAAGGTGAATCATGTTCTACTCAGTATCTAACACAGACAAATACAACATCCTTGCTGACAACATCGTCATGCGAGAGCGTGAAATCATGTCGTACGACATCAACATTACCAATTACACGGCGATGTTGGCGGCGCTCCCGGAAGACGAGTGGCCCTCGCATTTGGCTCAGTACAAGACGGCGACCCTTGATCAGGTGCCGGACGAATTCGATGACATCGTTTCCCAGTATCAGTACCGGGACCGGCTCCGTTATCTGATCAAGACCGAGAAGGCTGAACGGGCTAAGTCGTTCCGGGTCTATGAAGCCTTGATCGCTCAGATTCCCGAGGCTGAGCGTGATACCCTTATCGGTGCGGCGATTAGCCGCGCAAGCCAACAGGCAGGCTAAAGATGCCTAACCCTGAGTTAGACAAGTACGTTCGAAACTCTGCAAATAGGAAAGTTATGAACAACGTTAAGTTTGATTTGACGATTGACGAAGCCAACTTGGTCTTTATGGCGGTTGCTAAGCAGCCGTTTGAGCAGGTTGCGGCATTGATGAATAAGCTTCAAGGGCAGGCACGAGATCAATTTCCCCAGCAGGGCCAACCGCCGGGGCCGAACCTCCAAGCCGTTAAGTAATGTTTAGCAGCGGCCCGATCTCGTCGTGGACATTTAGCGGATTCCAGCAGTATTTAAACTCTGCTGTATCTGACTCTGCGACGGGATCGGAGACCGTAGTCACTCTTGGTACGTTTTATTCCAACGTATCGGAACTAGCCACCGGACAAGACACCACCTCGGCACTCGTAGCCTTTAGTTCGGTTATATCTGAATCGGTTACTGCCGCTGACCAATTTAACGGTGGTTTGGACTTTGACTCCCACATAGAGGAGTCGGGCACCGCCCAAGACACGATTAGCGCAAACCAATACTTTATAGCGTCGTTGTCTGAAACGGCCACGGTTGCCGAGGATAACTTCGCTTCGGGCAGCGTCTACAACCCGACAGTCATCGAAAGCGCGTCTGGTTCGGATACTGCCTCGTCGGTTCCAATTTACTCTGCACAAATTGCCGAGTCGGGTACGGCAACCGATACTGTTATTTCGATTGCGGACTTTGTGGCAAGCATCACCGAGGCGGTTACCTCGTACGATGTGGTCAGTGCTACGCAGGTCTTTGTTACGAACTTCTCCGCCGGGGCGGTTGGGGCCGACTCGGTAGTTGCCAACCAGACCTTTATTACGGCGTTCTCGGACTCGGCTACGGGGGCGGATACCACTGCGGCCAAGGTTGCGTTCGGTTCGGCGGTGTCTGAGACGGTCACGGGGTCGGAAACGGCGTCGGCCTTGCAGGGGTTCAACGCCCAAATTAGCGAGTCCAGCACGGCGTCGGACCTCCTTGCCACACAGGGCATCTTTAACGCGGCGCTTGCTGAACAGGTACTGGCTAGGGACTTTATCTCGACCCGGATGATCTTCGTTACCGCTTTTGCGGATAGCGCGGTCGCGGTCGATGTTATTGCTGGAAGTTTCCTTTGGAATCCGGTAGATGACAGCCAAGGATCAACGTGGCAAACTGTGGATGATTCTCAAACTGGGGCTTGGAACCCGGTAAACGACGCCCAGACTACAAGTTGGTCCGCTGTGAATGATGCACAGGGTTCTAGCTGGAGTCCCGTGGACGACTCGCAAACAACAACGTGGGTTGATCTGGATCCTAACGGCTGATGCCGTTTTGTAGGGGTAAACAATGGCTACTTTTAGTTCCAATCTTGGCATCCAACTGATCGGTACCGGTGAGCAATCGGGTACTTGGGGCGACACTACTAACACTAACTTAGGCACCCTGCTTGAGCAGTCGATTGCCGGTTACGTGACCCAAGCCGTTACTGACAGTGCTTCACCGACCATCCTGACGATTCCGAACGGGTCTACCGGCGTAGCCCGTAATATGTACATTGAGTTGACCGGCGCTCTGACGGCAGCAAGAACTGTCGAAGTCCCGACCAACAAGAAACTGTATTTTATTTACAACAACACCACGGGCGGGTATGCAGTCACGGTCAAAGTGACGGGTCAGACGGGTGTTTCGGTTGCTCCGGGCATCAAAACGATTCTTGTTTGTAACGGCACCGATATCGTTACCGCCACCAACTTAGTGGGTCCGACAGGTCCCACAGGCCCGACTGGGCCGACTGGTCCGACTGGTCCGATTGGTCCGACTGGTCCTACTGGTCCGACTGGGCCTATCGGTACGGCGGCAACCATTTCGGTTGGTACAACCACCACTAGCCCTGCTGGTGGTTCGGCAGCCGTTTCTAACTCTGGCACCTCCTCGGCGGCGGTGTTTAATTTCGTTATTCCAACTGGCCCACAGGGGCCAACTGGCTTAGTAGGTCCGACTGGACCTCAAGGGTTAACTGGGCCTCCGGGTCCAACTGGTCCGGGCTCTACAGTTGCGGGGCCTACTGGTCCGACTGGTCCGACTGGTCCTACTGGTCCTACTGGTCCGACCGGCTCTGCTGCAACGCTTACTCTTGGTACGGTAACGACGGGCACTGCGGGTAGTCCTGCGGTAATCACCAATTCTGGTACAACTGCCGCCGCTGTATTTAACTTTACCCTTCCTACTGGCCCAACCGGCCCGACTGGTCCGGCTGGACTAACAGGTCCAACAGGTCCAACTGGCCCTGCTTCAACTGTTGCTGGCCCTCCGGGCCCTGCGGGTCCGACTGGTCCTACGGGGCCGACTGGTCCAACTGGTCCGGGCTCTACAGTTGCTGGCCCTCCGGGCCCTGCGGGTCCGACTGGTTTAACTGGTCCTGCGGGTCCTGCTGGTCCGGCTGGTCCGACTGGTGGTACCGGCCCAACTGGTCCGACTGGTGGTACCGGCCCAACTGGTCCGACTGGTCCGACTGGTTCGACGGGGCCTTCAGGTACGATTACGGTTGGTACGACTACCACGGGTCCGTCAGGTAGCAGTGCATCGGTAACTAATTCCGGTACGTCAACTGCCGCGATCTTTAATTTCACGGTTCCGCGTGGTCCAACGGGGCCCACTGGTCCGACTGGTCCGACTGGTCCTACTGGTACAACGGGGCCTTCTGGTCCTCCGGGCCCAACCGGCTTGACTGGTCCTACTGGCCCGACTGGTCCTGTGGGTCCTCCGGGTCCAGCCGGTGCAAACTATCTGCGGAACGTCACTTCGGGGTATACAGGCGGCGGTCAGGTTTTCGTCACGAGCAGCACCCCCACGGCTTCGGCTGCTGGCGACGTTTGGTTCCAAATCTAAGAGGTCAACATGCCGCTTAAGGTATGGAACGGGTCTAGTTGGATTACAACCTCTGCCGTAAAAGTGTGGAACGGGTCTTCGTGGCTCCCGGTTCAGAACGGAAAAGTCTGGAACGGGTCTTCGTGGGTGTCATTCTACTCGGCGGCACCTGTTGTAGTTCTGCAAAACTACAACGCTAGTACATACGACATCCAGTTATATCTAATTAATGCCTCGGCTGATTTTGGCCAAGTTAGAATTAATCTTCTTAGCAACGGCACGGCGACCTACACATACGAAGATACTTTTACGTCAACCACAAACTTCCTGTCCTATTCGTGGCTAACTTCAGGCTCTGCGTCTGATGCTTATGCCTATATGGATACGCCAAGTTCAGGAGCGTTTGGTACTGGCAGTAACGCTACCAATACAAGCCTCCAACTAAGCACTAGCCGTTCTTGGTTGGTTGATGTGACAACCAGTGGTGGCGCGTACGCAGACGCCGAAGCAACTTCGACGATCAGAATCAAGGACTCAAGTGGCAATGACCTTGCTGCTAAAACTATACAACTATACGTAGCATTGGGGATCTAATGAAAGGCGAGTGGTGTTATTTCAAAGCGCATTTCCCGGCAGATTACTGCCAACATCTAATTGACGTTGCTTCAGCACGGGAGCCTAGCGAGGCTCAAATCGGTGTTGGGGCCGGGGGGATAGCCAAAGACGACAATTTCCGTCGTTCCGATATTTGGTTCGTCAATCGTGGCGATGCCGAATTGGATTACTTGTTTGACGAGATGTGGCGCTTGGCGATACGCGCTAACCAAGACTGGTTTGATGTTCATATCAGCAAGTTGGACTACTACCAGATTGCTCGGTACGACAGCGCGAACCTTGGTGAGTACAAGACTCATCACGACATCTTCTATATGAACGGCGACCCGTACTACCACCGCAAGCTTTCGTGCGTGATCCAGTTGTCGGACCCGAACGATTACGAAGGTGGGGATTTGACGTTTGAGCATGTGCAGCACTACCCGAACGCTGAAGAAATGCGGCAGCGTGGTACGGCTATTTTCTTCCCCTCGTTTGTACGTCATGCGGCGCTGCCTGTAACTAAAGGCGTTCGGTACTCAATTGCCTCGTGGTTTGACGGGCCGAAGTGGAGATAAGCATGAACATGCAGAAGATCGTAGACATGTTGTTCCCAGTGCTACTGGCCGCTGTGGGCTGGCTGCTTGCGGAAATTGCATCGTTCAACAATCGTCTGATGTCGGTTGAGAGCAAGATGCCTGCACTGATTACGGCAGAGGGTGTCCCAACCGATAGCCCGTTAAGCGCCTCCCGTCGTCAGGAACTTAAAGACGACATCATGGAGGACATCCATGACTTGCAGGTGCGCGTCAAACTGATGGAGGAGCGACAAAAATGATGACCATGATTAGCACTTTCCTGTCCTTCCTCGCTGGCGGCTTGCCGAAGATTCTGTCCATCTTCCAAGACCGGCAAGACAAGAAGCATGAACTGGCTCTTGTCGCAGCCCAGAAAGAGCGCGAGTTAGCATTGGCCGAGCGGGGCTTTCTCGCACAAGCAAAGGTCGAAGAGATCAAACTAGAACAGATCCAGACGCAGACGGCTGGCGAGGAGCGACAGGCTTTGTACCAGCACGACATCGAGATCGGCAAGGGTGCTAGTCAGTGGATGATTAACCTGCGTGCCAGCGTTCGCCCGGTCGTGACGTACATTTTCGTGCTGGAGTTGGTCGCCATCAACATTGCAGGTGTTTGGTATGCCTACAACACGGGTGTGCCGTTTGCCGCTGCGATGGCTGAAGTATTCTCGGATGACGAGATGCTCATTCTGTCGTCAATTATCGCCTTTTGGTTCGGCACGCAGGCGTTCGGCAAGAAGTGAAAGTCTCCAAGGCCGCCATCGACATGATTAAGCACCACGAGGGGGTACGGACCAAGCCTTACCGTTGCCCTGCTCTTTTGTGGACGGTTGGTGTTGGCCACGTGATTGACCCTGCTCACGCTACGGTGAAGTATGAGGAGCGCAAGAATCTACCGGTACCCGCAGGGTGGGATCGCACTCTCACGATGGACGAGGTGGACGGGATTCTTTCTCAAGACCTTGGCCGGTTTGAGCGTGGTGTGGTTCGACTTTGCCCTGCTGCTGTTGGCCGTCAGGGAGTCTTTGATGCTCTCGTATCTTTTGCCTTCAACGTGGGCCTCGGCAATCTCCAACGCTCTTCCCTTCGGATGAAGACGAATCGGGGCGAACTTGAGGAGGCGGCTGAAGAGTTCATGAAGTGGACTAAGGCTAGCGGGAGAGTGCTACCGGGTTTGGTTAAGCGCCGTATGGATGAACGGGCGCTGTATCTGTCAGGAGTCGTGTAATGCCACTTCAAAAGCTTCAGTTCCGTCCCGGCATCAACCGTGAAATGACTACCTACGCCAACGAGGGTGGTTACTACTCTTGTGACAAGATCCGATTCCGTTCAGGACAACCCGAAAAGATCGGTGGTTGGATCAATCAGTCTACGTATACCTTTATCGGAGTTTGCCGGTCACTGTTTAACTGGATTACGTTTGCTAGCGAAAACCTGCTGGGTGTAGGCACGAACCAGAAGTTCTACGTAGAACTGTATGGACAATACAAAGACATTACCCCGATTTCGGACACGCTGTCTTTGCCGCTCGACCCTTTTGCGACTACAAACGCTAGCTACGCCGTTACTGTAACTACGCCCGCACCACACAACATTAGTATCGGTACCTATATAACTTTCTCTAGCGTGTCCGGCACCATTGTAGTTAATGGCGTTACTTTGACCGGCGAGTTTGAGGTTATTGCTACCCCTACTAGTACGTCGGTAGTTATTCGTGCAAACCAAGTAGCAACTTCTACCGGGTCGGGCGGTGGTTCACCCGTGATCGCTGCTGTTGACTTAAGCGCAGGTAACGCAGTGTTCTCGCTCGGTCTTGGGTGGGGCGGTGGCCCGTGGGGCTTCGGTGGTTGGGGTATCGGTTCAACCACTGCTTCGCAGATCCGCCTATGGTCACAGGACAACGACAACGAAAATTTGCTCCTAAACCCTCGTGGCGGGCCAATCTATTATTGGGACAAAGACACTTCCACCTCCCCTACCCCCCGTGCGGTTACGCTCAATTCGTACGCGGACACACAAGTTAAGACAACTACAACGGCCACGTTTTTAACTGGTGCGTCTAGCATCACGATTGTGGACCCGAACGGCGTCGAAACAGGCTCTGTCATTTCTGGAACTGGTATCGCAGCGGGAACCTACGTCACCACGGCGTATGTGGCGGGTAGCACCACAGTACCAATTTCGGCGGTTACTACATCAGGTTCGTCGGGCAGCTACACGTTTAGCTATTCCGGACGGCATGTGCCGAACAACACTTACAAGATAGCGACATCTAGCGCGGGTAACTTCTGTATTGCGTTCGGTTCCAATCCGTACAGCCCGGTAAACTTTTCGGAGGACTTTGATCCATTGCTTGTGCGGTGGTCCGATGCCGATAATCCGTTTGAATGGGTACCCTCTACAACCAATCAGGCTGGCGAAACCCGGCTGTCGTACGGGTCATACATTGTTACTTCGGCTGATACCCGCCAAGAAATTCTCGTCTGGACGGATGCGGCTATCTTCTCCATGCAGTATCTGGGTCCTCCGTATGTGTGGAGCGTAAACCTGCTGCTGGATAACATCTCTATTGCTTCGCCTAACGCGGCATTTACCGTCAACAACGTAACTTACTGGATGGGCGTGGATAAGTTCTACGTCTATTCTGGTCGTGTTGAGACGCTGCCGTGTGCGCTACGTCAGTTCATCTTCACAAACATTAACACTGACCAATTAGCCCAGATCGTCTGCGGTTCTAACGAAGGTTATAACGAAGTGTGGTGGTTCTATCCCACTGCCGATAGCCTCATAAACAACCGATACATTATCTATAACTACGTGGAAAACACGTGGGCGTATGGCAGCCTTGAGCGTGGGTATTGGCTTGACTCGTCACTGCGGCAGTATCCAATGGCCGCGTTTAGTTATCAGAAGTCATTCCTTTCTGCCGCAATTAACAGTAGCGTGGATATTCTCCCGATGCTCAATGCCGCGTCTTACCCCAACTCAGGTGTAGTGACCATTGACTTTGAAAAAATACTGTATACCGGTAAAACTTCAAGCTCGTTGACTGGGTGTACCCGTGGTTATGACGGCACTACAGCCACTTCTCATATTCAATACAGCGCAGTTACCTACTCCGTTCCTAATCAAGTTATGAACCACGAGTACGGCAACGATGATCGTTCAACTACGACTACACTGCCGATTGAAGCGTACGTTGAGTCGTCTGATTTTGACATCGGTGATGGGCACAACTTCGGGTTTGTCTGGCGCATCCTGCCAGACCTGACGTTCATTGGGTCGTTCTCTAATACGCCATCCGTCACTTTGACAGTCAAGGCACGGCAGAACTCCGGTACCCAATATGGCGTGGGTGACTCGCCTACTGTTCAGGAAACTACTGCTATTCCGATTGAGCTTTATACCGGGCAGGTCTATACCCGCATCAGGGGTAGGCAGATGGCCTTCCGTTTGGCCTCATCGGACTTAGGAGTCGGTTGGCAGATGGGCGCGATGCGTATCGATATTAGACCAGATGGGAGACGATAATGATAGAGACCGTACCATCCAAGGCGTCTAACCTCGCCGTCGCTCCGCCCCAGTACCATCCACGGTACCAAGACCAATTAAACAATCAGTTACGTCTATACTTTAACCAAGTAGACGGTAATACGCAGGAGTTGATTCAGAAACTGAATAGCCTGTCCGTCATGACATGGCTGGGTGAAGGGTCCTTCTAATGGCTTACCAAAACGTAGTCGGTAATAAGTTAGCTCAGGCGGAGATGCCTACTACTTATTTCACTGTGTACACGGTACCGCCGAATACTCGTACCTATGTGAAAGACATAGATATCTGCAACACAACAGCAGGTAGTTTACGGTTCTACGTGAATTTGGTTCCGTCTGGCAAGACGGCTGTAGCTGCCAATGGCCTTTTTTACAACGCACCGATCAACGCGAATACGACAGTTCAGTGGACAGGTTCTCAGATATTGACGGCAGGGGACACCATACAAGTTAAGGCTAGTGCTGCCGGGATATCTATATCTGTCACGGGTGGTGAAGCGACATGACGATTACAGTCTATCCGCCGTACGGTTCGGACCCGAACAATCCGGTCAATGTTACATTCCCGCCAACGGCGACGGATGCGTTTGGACGACTCCGTGTTAGCCAACCCTACACGCTTTTTGACTCCCAGCAACGATACGCTGCGGACAATCAGTTTGATACGAGCACGGCATCGGGTGGGACATCTACGTTCCTGCCTAATGAATCCTCCGTGCAGATGTCGGTCACATCTACTATTAACTCAGAAGTAGTCCGTCAGTCGTTCCGGTTGATGTCATATCAGCCGGGTAAAGGTTTGTTGGTCCTTGCTACCTTTGCTATGAATACACCCACTGCGGGTATACGGCAGAGAGTTGGTTTCTTTAATACCGGGAACGGAGTGTTTTTTGAACTTGGCGGCACTACGAAGTCGATGGTGCTGCGGTCTAGTTCTATTCCTACTCCCGGTACGCCAAGCGATGTTCGTACGATCAATCAAGCGAATTGGAACGGCGATAAGTTAGATGGCACGGGTCCCTCCGGTA